TCTCATAATTTATATTGTTTTAAATGTTCTCAACAAAGATAGTTACATTTGAATTAATTTCCAAAATAATTGATTTATTTTTTTTATTTAATTAAATAATCATATTCATCCTCACCAATAACAAATAGAAGAGAACCTACAGCTTTATCATTTGTTAATTTTAGAAATTCTGATGGAACGTTAATACATCCATACGAGTTGTTAAACATTGAATTATTATGATTAGTTAAAACTAATTTTCTATAATTTTCACTAACATACATATTATTAAAATTACTACCAATGTTTTTCTCCAATATTTTTATATTTTTAAGTCTATAAGTACTTTGGTACACTCCATGAATTGCCTTACTTAATTCAATACCATCTATAGTTTCTGTAGAATAAACATTGTCCTTATCACCTATATAATTAGGACTAAAATATTTATTTGGTATATTGTAAATTCCTTTTGGAAAATATCTATAATTTTTAATTGCTAGATAATTAAAAACTATCCCATCGGTATAAATTCTGTTTTTATTTGTTGTATCAATATAAGTTCTTTTTTTACAATCCCATTTGAACCCTATTTCTTTACAACGTACACTCCAAGATTTCAATGTTTCTTTAATTACTTTTGGATTTTTACTTTGTTTATCAAATCCATCAATTGTTGGTGATTTTGCAATAAAATTTCCGTTTTTGTCAAAGAAAAAAATTAGATTTTCTCTAGTATCAACTATGAAAAAAGATTTTTGTTTATTTTTTTGATTTTCCATAATTAGAACGTATTGTTCAGTTATTCTTTTGGGCATTCCTTTCTTGAGTAAAGAATCCTTATTAATTATAGGTTTAACATAAGTAATTTTCTCAATTACTTTATAACCTTTAAATGTGAATAATGTGCAGCCAAAAATGATTAGAATTAAAATTAATGTTCTCATAATTTATATTGTTTTAAATGTTCTCAACAAAGATAGTTACATTTGAATTAATTTCCAAAATAATTGATTTATTTTTTTTTTAGAATATTTATTAATAAAAGATTTATATGAAAATAATACGATTAACAGAATCAGATTTAGTTAAATTGGTAAAAAGGGTTATTAAGGAACAAAGAATACTTGACGATCCAGGTGGAGGGAGCACAACTCCTTCACCAAAAGTAGTTACTAATATTAAAAATGAATTGGAAAGACTTAGATTTAAATACAATTTAAATAAGGATTTGACTCATATGTTCCAATATAACGATAAAATGGGTAATAAGATAGAAGTTAAGATAGACACAAATAATAAAATTAAACCTTATTTGGTTATATCAAACACATTAAATCCTAATTGGAATCCATCACCTGGATTAGAACGAGATACTTTTGATAAATACATTTATATGAATAAAGAATATAGTGAAAATGAATATCCTAGGTTACTATCGGATATTAAAACATCTATGAATATAAAAAATGTTTAAAATGAAAAGAATTATAAGATTAACTGAGTCTGATTTAGTTAAGGTTATTAAAAATATTATATTGGAATCTGAAATACCTATATTAAAATATTCTGATTTTGTTGAATTGTCAAAATCAACTTATAATTTAATTGACACACTTAATTCTGTAGAATTACAAGGAAAATATATTTTGGATGTAAAACCAAGTTACGATTGTTATAATAAAATAGGAAAAAATGAATTTGAAGTTTATGGTTTAACAATAAAATTTTTAAAATCTCCAGAAAATAGTAAATATAAAATAATGATAATTGGACATTGTGCTGGTAAAGACCCAATAAATAAGTTCGCTCTAGGGTTATTAGACCAATTTGACACAAATATTATTAATTATTTTAAAAAATTAAATATTGATTTCGCAAATGACCAAAGTAAAGTTTCTCGTTGGTCAAATGATGATGATGAAATTTTTGAATATTTTGTTGACTTAAGTGAATTAGATAAATTTAAAGAAATTATTTTAGAATGTATTAATAAATTTCCTTTAAAAAAATATTGATTTTTAGAAAAAGAAAACGTATCTTGAAATAGAAAAATTGGGGTTAAATTTTTTTGTGGTTTTTTAAAAAAACAAAAAATGAAAAAAGTAATTGTATTCAGTTTTGGATTATTTTTAATTTCAACAAATTATAACTTAGTTCAAAACAATTCAGTTTCTTCGGAAGATGAAAAAACTATTAGCAATAATGTTGTCGCATATAATATATCAAACAACATTAAATTAAAAGAAACATACCCATATACCAAATTCTGTAATGATTACCAAGAGGTTGCAATATATTATCATATAGAATGTGGTATTCCAACTAGTATACAATTGGCACAGGCTATTGTTGAAAGTGGTGGTGGTTGTTCAGATATTGCAAAGGTATCTAATAATTTATTCGGAATGAAATATTATAAAGAATTGTATTCCGGAGATTATTATACATCACCAATTGGAACTAAATGGAGAAAATACAATAGTATTGAGGATTCATTTAAAGATTATGCAGAATTTTTATATAAATTTTATCCACACGCAGTTGGTAAAGATTGGAAATTTTGGGTGAATAATTGTAAAGGGTATGGTGGAGAAGGTTATTGGCATCATATTGGTATGGTCATAGAAAAATTTAAACTATGGAAATATGATGAAGTAGTAAATAATCATAAACAAAAAAAGAATTATACCCTATGATGTAATTGTTCTCTAATTTTATTCAAATGATGTTTATATAATAAAATTGTTAAATGGTATGACCCTAGTATTAAAACACAATAAATCTCAAACCACAACATACCTGAAAACAAAAAAATTAAAATAGACATTGGATAAATTACCCCAAAAAAACGAAATCTTTTTAACGTAAATAAGGGATAAGTACAAGAGAGAAAGAATAATCCCGCAAAAACATTATGAATGGTGGGATAAAGTTCTATAGAAAATGCAGTCAAGAGTAATAAAAAAATTGATGGTATCAACCATTTGTCGGTGCTAAAAAAATAATAACTCGTGGCTGCATTTACAAAAATAAATAGTGGTTGTAATGGTGTTTTCCAGTAACTAGAAATTGACCATAATTCTCCACATATTGACATTAAAATAAATGGTTGTATTATTGAAATAATAATAACTAAGAGTTTGATATGTAAATCATATTTTTTGATTATTCCCATAAAAATAAATATATAAAAAAAATATTATGACTGAACAACAAAAAGCTAATTTATATGGTAATCTATTAAATGAGCACACAAAACTTTTTAATGAAATAAATCTAATAAAAAGTGAGAACCTTGAATTGAATCCGCAACAAAATAAAAAAGTTAAAGAATTGGAGATGAAACAATCTCAAATTATGCAACAAATACGAAGATTATTCAATTAAAAAAAATCCCCTTATTACGAGGGGATTTTTTTATACAATACTTTTTATTTTTTTATAATATTCTTTAGCTTTTCCTTTTTTAAGCGGTATTCCTACTACATTGACAGGATTCGAATTATTTGCATAAAATTCCCAAGTATTACCAGGTCCGGCATTTTGTCTATAAGTTTCTTGGAAGGCTTTTTCAAAATCATTAATATCTTTTACCTTTTTAAAATAACAAGATAATGCTTTTGCGGCATTTTCAGGTTTTTCCATTAGTTCAGGGTTATCTAAAAATCCTATTCCTGTGCACTCTTGTGCTGCTTTATAATTACCCTGAAATGTTATACCATTGAAACCCCTACCAACATATTTATATCCTTCATTAGGCGCATTTCCATACATACCACCATATACTTTATTAAAAAAAGCTTCATCGGATTGTTTTAATTTATCTAATTCACTATCTGACATATTACCAAGTTTTGAACCAAAAATAGCTCTTATTCTACTATTTGCTGTAGTTTTATAACTAGCTTCTTTGAATGTTTTAAATCCACTTTCACCTCCTACGACACCCATAACAGCAGCCGTAGCTTCATCGGTAAACCCATCCTTTTTTAATTGTTTTAGTACTATATTTTCATTATCATTAAGACTAGTAATGTCATTTATTGTGTCATTTTCAGTATCTGATGTAGTTTCACTATCTAAATCCTCAATTTCATCTTCGTCTTTAGTGTCACTAGGTGATAAAAAATTTAATAGTTTACCTAAACTTGATTCAGATTCAGATAATTTATATAAATTTCGAATATATTGTTTATCTTGTTCTGTTATAACAAATTTTTTCATTATTTTATTTTTATATAAATATTAAAAAAAATAAATTAACATCATACTGATGTTAATTTATTTTTTAAAAAGAGACTTAGAAATATAGTACTACCCCTCTGATGATATGTCAATCAAATCCAACTCAAAGATAAGTTTCTTACCTGCTAATGGATGGTTTGCATCAATAACAACATTATCACCATCAATTTCTAGAATCTTAATAATTATTGGACCTTGTGAACTCATTCCTTGGAGTGTTTCACCAACTTTAACATCTGGAGGAACTTGAGTTTTACTTATTGTAGTTACTCTATCAGGACTATATTCACCATAAGCATTGTTTGGTTCAATTTCAATTGTTTTTTTATCACCAATACTCATATCAAATAAACCTTGCTCAAAACCTGGTATTAATTGATTTTGACCTAATGTTGATTTAAGAGGTTCACGACCTTCATTTAAGGAAGAATCAAAAATTGTCCCATCTTCTAATTTTCCTGTGTAATTGACTATAACGGTGTCACCAATTTGAACTTTTTTCATTTTGTAATTTTTATTTAATGATACTTTTATTTTTTTTATAAATCAACCATTTGCATTGAACATGCCAAAATTAATTTTGTTTTTGGTAAATCCAATAACTCCCAACTCCTCTCCAGCAAAAAATCGGATCCAACATTCATTGCATCTAACAAATATTCTTGATTGGTGTATAATAACTTATAATTTATTATCGTTTCATTGTGTCTTGAACCTACAATTATTGAACTAATGTCAACACTACTTCCTTTACCATATAGGTCTTCAAGATATTCAATCAAAACTTTATTCATTAATAGTGTTAAACGTCTTCTCATTAACCAATAATATTTATATTTAAATAGATAATCAATTTTATTATGAAAAAAATAATAATTTCTGAAAACGAAAAAAGAAGAATACTTAACAAACATTATGATGATGTTAACCAAGAACTATTTGAATACCTTAAAACAATTTTTAATGTCAGTAATGACCTTATATATCACAATTTAACTGATGGTAGAGGTGGTAAAATTGATTTTGTTGCCAAATATACTGATATGTTTGGTGTTGAGGTTGAAGAATATTTTAGATATCTTAATAATAAAAAAGAATTAAAGGAAAATATTGTTAATTTTCTAAAATATAACCCAAAAATATATAAGATACTTCAAATTGGTGGATTTAAAAAATTAACTAATCTCATACAAACAGCTGAAACTGATTCTGACCGAGAATTTTATGAAAATGAAATGTCAAATCAAATGGAAATTCATATGAATGAAGTTGAACATCCTCTTAATCTAGTTGTGAAAAAATTTTTGGATTTTTATATCAAATAATTTTTTACTTTGAATTTCTTTTCATACTTTTGTGATGATTATTAACTCACTCATTAAACTTATAGTCATTATGAACAGAAAAGGACTTTACAACCAATACTCTTGGATTATGACAGTTTTGGATTCTTGTGAAAACCCAAGTCAAGTTGAAGCTACAAGAAAACTTTTTGAACTTTTTCTCAAAAAATGGGGTAAAGATATAAGTGAAGTTAGTAAAACTACTTTAACTAGTAACTTTGATAAAGAAACTAAATCAAAATCATATAAATTGAGAAAAAACAAATCGTTTTTTTCAAAATTCTCTCAAATTTTTTTGTTCTAAATAAAAAATATTCAAAATGCCTTACTCATATACTTGGTTTGGAAGAACCAAACGATTTTTAATGCGAGATTTACCTAATTTCTTTAGGAATATATACAAATTCAGAAAAGCTCTGTGGAATCACCATTGGTGGGACTATAGTGGTACATTAGACTTCATTGAAATTGGTGTTGATGATATCGCTAATGGTGTTGAAAAAAAAGGTAACGAGATTCAACATAGTAGAATGAAGAAAGTCGCTAAAATGAGACGTGCTACTGAGATAATTAAAAACATACGTGAAGATAGATATTTTGATATCGTTGAAAAAGAAATGGGAAGAGGTTTAAGTGGGTTTAATTATGATTTTATACCTATTGAAGATAAACCAAGTTTCTTGGAAATGGTAGATAAAGATTCTGAAGAAGAACAAGAGTTCAAACGTAAATATTTTGCAAGAATTAGAGAACTTGAAGAAATTGAATGGAATGAACTTTGGGAAATACTGAAAGGTCAACATCCAAATGTTTATAAAAACGAAGGAAATTGGGATGATATTTTTGATGGAACAGGAATACGTGGATGGTGGGATTAAATTTTTTTTGAAAAAAACTCCAAATATTTTGGAAATAGAAAATAGAATTGTATTTTTGTGATGTCAATTATTTATTAACAAATAAAAAACGTAATAACTATGAAAAATTTAATTTTGGTTTTAGTACTTACATTACCAATACTTATTTTTGGTCAAACCATTAATGATTATGTAGATTTTGATTCTTTGAACAAGAATTTAATTAAAAATGAATTAATTAACATAATAATTGAAGAAAGACAAAATAGAGGAATTGTGTCAATTGAAAAAGATACTATTCCAATATATGCTGCCGATTATAATGTCTTATATTTTGAAACATATGGTGATGAATCTCAAATACACAATGAAGATAAACCAATAAGTTATGATTTATATTGTAAAGGGTATAATGTGAAAAGTGTGTGTAAGTATCCTAGTGACAGAGTTCGTTTTGCTGAGACATTTATAAAAGAACGTGAATCTTATTGTAATTCTAAAATTATTCCTGAACAAATTTATGTATCTGAAGTTAGTTTTTTTTATAATTTCAATAAAAACAATAAAATTACATACCATTCACTAATTGAAACAATACTTGATGATTTTTTTAAAAATGACTTTAATGTCCCTAATATTTTAATTAATGATATATCAAATGAAAAAAAATATATTGGGATTTCATGTGGTAAATATAAAGAAGAAAATGATAATTTTGTATTTATTATAACATATGTCATAACAAAAAAAATCAGTAACAAATGTTACTGATTTTTTTATAAAATAAAATTAATAGTTTAAAAATCAAAAGATGGATTTGATTGTTTTCTAGTACCACTACTAGGTGTAACTCTAACTATTGTTCCTCTTGGATAACCATGCATATCATTAGTAAATTTAAACATCCTACCAGTAGGAACATTAGGATTGATGTTTGTTAAATAATCATTTCCTCTTGGGGTTAGGGAATAATTGGCAGCTATATAATCACCCCAAGTTCCAAAATCACGACCATCAGCAACTTTCTTTGTCAAATCTGTTGGGTAAAATAAGTCAACAATACCATTAACTATTTGAGGGTTAGGGCTATGTTTGATAGCAGAAGTATTTGGTCTATTAGCAACATATTTGATATCTGGATCAGAAACCACAATATTTTGTTCATTAATAACTCTTTTTACTAATCTAACTAAATCAGATTCTGTTAATCTTACAATTTTTTTCATAATTTTTTATTTTACTATAAATATTAGTTAAATATAAAAAAAGTTTAGTTTTAATAAATTTTTGCCCTTTTTTAAAAAAAATACAAAAAAATGAAAATCACATTTTTATCCGATACTCACTCTAAACACAAATTAATCACTGATGACTTAATTGGTGGAAATTTATTAATCCACTCTGGGGATATATCTTCAATGGGTTATAAGCACGAAATTGAAGATTTTTGTGAGTGGTATAATAGTTTGGAGAATTATGACTTTAAAATGTTCATTGCAGGTAATCACGATTGGGGTTTCATAGATAGAGAACCATTCTTTGTTCACGGAAGTGTTCTAATACCTAGACGTACCGAAGAAATTTTAAACAGCTATAAGAACTTTGAATACCTAAGAGATAGTTCAGTAGAAGTCCAAATTGGGGATGAAAAACCTGTGAAGATATATGGTAGTCCTTGGCAACCAGAATTCTTTGATTGGGCATTTAATCTACCAAGAAAAGGTGAGGAACTAAAACGTAGATGGAATAATATTCCAACTGATACTGACATCTTAATCACTCACGGACCAGCTTATGGTTATGTTGACCAAGTTATTGGTAGAACTGAACATCTAGGTTGTGAACTATTGGCTGATAGAATCAAAGAAATTAAACCAAAGATTCACGTTTGTGGTCATATTCACTCAGGATATGGCTATGTATTTGATGGTGATACTCATTATATAAATGCAAGTGTATTGAATGAAAGATATGAGTATAAAAACAAACCATTGACTGTAGTATGGAATCCTAAAACAAATGAATTGGAATTCATATAAAAAAACCCCCATTTTATTGGGGGGTTTTTTAATTTACATATTTGAATACATAACCTTGCGTATGATTTCTTTTTCCTTTAGCTACTTGAACAGCTTTTCCGTTTAGATGATGAAATCCTAATATTCTACAAGCTTCTGAGATAGCATAAAACCTACCAATGTATTCATTAGTATTATATTTGAATACATCAACTTCTTTTGCTTGACCAGATTTAATTGTATTCAGTGATTGTTTCTTTTTATCTTCATCACTTTTTTTTATACCTCTTATATTTTTAAATCTTTTTTCAATGAATTCTTTGGATTGTTTTTTTCCAAATTGAGGATTTTTAGAACCAATTTTTAGTTCACTTAATAATTTTCTAGTTTTTTCAGTTCTAATGCAATTCCAAATACCATCACCTCCATCAGTCATATTACACAAAGAACCTTCATTCAAATCTTTTCTACCATATTTTTTTATTAGTTCTTGTTCTTTCAATGAAGCCTCAGTTTTTGTTAGACTTTCATATAAAATTTCAACAGAAATATTAGTTTTAGAATAAATTTTCCACCAAATTTTGTTTCGTTTATCTTTGCTAAATTCAAACGCCCTAGCAAAATTTTTTTTATTCCCAATTCCAATATAGAAGGGTTCATTTTTATCCAACCTAATATGTTGATATACATACCAATTATTCTCCATTAGATGTTTTTTTTCTTAGTTCTTCAATTATTAATTTTTCAACCCAATCGTTAAGTTTAATTGAATTTTCTTTACAAAAATTCTTTAATTTTGTGTGGGTGTTTTCTGAGATTAAAAGAGTTTTATGTTTCATATATATAAATATATTTAAACTATAAAAAAATACAATATTTTATAGTTTAAATATAAAAAAATCCCCTATTTTTAGTGGGGGATTTTTATCTTAAACTAGTAATAGTTTTTCAAATCTTTTAAATTCTGATTTTCTGTGTTGGAGTCCGTTATCCCCTCCATTCACTCTTCTACTTACTCTCGTAACAACTTCTTCTGATAAACCTTCATCACATATCGGCCAAAGATTATTTTTATAAAAGAAATGAGCGGCTGAAGACAATGGGTATGTTGTAGCAACTAAGTCTGGATTAGATACCAAATCAACATTTAAAAAATCACCTAATATTTGGTAATTTTGTTTACCTGTTACTTGTAAAAATCCGCGACCACGGAATTTCCACCCCTCTTTAGTCGTTTCATCACCATTACCCATTCTACTTCCATAAACACGAGAAGCAATTTTCTCAGGTTGGTGGGCATAAGATTCAGCCAAGTTACTAGGGAAATATCCTCCAAATATTTTCATTAAACCATCTTTTGAATAATTTAAATTCTCTGTAAGGATTTTAAAATTACCCGATTCGTGAGAACATTGAGCTAAGAAATGTGCTAAACGAAGATTTGTGATGAGGTTAAATTTTTCAGCAATTAAACCAATCTCGTCAATCACATTTTGTGGTACGTGACCTTTAAGTTTATCCAATTTTAATGATTCTTTTTTGACTACAGGAATTTCAATTCCCATCTTTGACAAAGTCACTTGACCTGCAATACCATCGACAACCAAACCATTCTTAGATTGCCACTCTTTTAGTACTGATTCGGTTTTAGGTCCGAAATCACCATCAGCTGTAACTCCTAGTTTTTCTTGGAGGAGTTTTACCAAGTTTCCTTTTGATCCGATTTTTAACATAGTGTGATAGTTTTTATATAAATACCGACTTTTATTCAAATTTAGATATTTATAATTGTTAAATTTAATAAAAACTATTTACTTAAAAAAAAATATATATGAAGCATTTATTTGAAACTGTCAAAGAGGGGTTATTTGGATTTTGGTTATCGATTTTGACGTTTTTTGCCCCTTCTGCTGGAATATTATTGGTTGTCCTAGGATTTGTATTACTTGATATCATTACTGCTTATTGTAGGATAATTAAACAACGTAGAGAGGGGGTTAAAATTAGATGGACTTCAAGAGCTTTTGTAAGAGGGTTTGTTCCAAAATTAATTGGGTATACTTCATTGATATTGTTGTTTTTTATGTTGGATGTTTTTTTACTAAATGAATTTGTTAAATATTTAATACCTATACAACATCTATCAACCAAGATAATTAGTTTGGGTTTAATTTATGCTGAAATGAAATCAATTGATGAGAATTGGAAAGTAATGTTTGGAAAAGGACTTATACGTCACGTTTTAGATTTAGTTAATTTTGGTAAGAGTATAAAGAATAATTTAAAAGAATTTAATGAAGAAAAATATAAAGAAGGTGAACAAGAATAAAAAAAAGGGGTCTATTTCGACCCCTTTTTTAATTTAGTAAATTTTGGTTCTCCTTTATAGATATTTTCTATCTCATATGGTGTTTTACTGATTCTTTTGTCATATTTCCATATTTGAATAATATCATCCCCATCAACAACAACCTCATATTTAGTAGTTCCAGTATTAATGGGTTCAGGATTTTGTTTTTTTGTCATAATTAAGCGATTTCAGCACTAAGTTTTTTTTGAAGATTAAGTTCATACGCTCTTGCCAATCTGGTCATACCACAACCCCAACCAAATCTTGGGAAGAAGTCCAAAGATAAGAAATCTTCCAAATCTTTTTCTACTCTTTCCTTACCAAATAATTCAAAAAGTTTTCCAGCGTAGTTTCCACCTTCAATTGTGTAGAACATTTCTTTCATACTTTCTTTATCACAGCTTCTTTCAGCCGAACCAATAGTTTCTTGACCAAAAAGAATAACGTCAACCTTTTGAAACTTATCACCTTCACCCTTTTGCATATTCCAAAATGGGTTTGTTCTTAATGGGAAGTTTTGAAGAGAGATTGAATCACCGATTTCATTCCACATTTTTGTTTCGTGTTCCGCTTCAAGGATTTCTGTACCATAATGTTCACATAGTTGGTCATAATCAACAACTTTTGGTGTATCAAAACCAAGATATTCTAACATTTCAGCTTGAAGTTTAACCATATCTTCTTTTGTACCTTTAGTTTCAACTTCAAACATAGGAAAAATCAATGAGTGTCTTCCCGGAATAGGATTAACTTCTTGTCTATATGATGTTGAGATACAATATACCCCAGGATATTCAGGATTATGTAGCAATTCATATTCCAACCACATTTGACCTGTCTGAGGTAGAGGCCAAATTTCTCCAGAATATTCAAATGTTGTGATGCTATGTGGATTTTCACAAGCGGCTAAGATAGATAATCTTGATTGTACTGGAACTTCCAAAAAACCTTTAGCTTGGAAGAAGGTTCTCATCTTTTGAACCAATTCATTGTAAATTTTTGTGTTTTTCATTTTTTAAAATTTGTTTTTATGTGTTAATTTATATAATAAAAAAAATCCCCCTAATAATAGGAGGATTAATAAGATAAGACTCGATTTATGTTGATTAGATTAGTACCCATTGATTTTTATTTTAGGAATAAATACTATAAAGTTTTAAAAAAAAAACAATAATTTGATAAAAAAAATTTAATTTGTCATAAAAACTGACAAATTGTCAGTTATTTTTACTATGGTCTAGTTTTTATATGTTTAAATATAAATTTGGATTGACTCCATAAAAAATAAAACATATAATTAAACAAAAACAGAACAATTATGAACAAAATTTTAGGAATTGACTTAGGTACGACAAATTCGTGCGTTGCAATTATGGAAAATGGTGAACCAGTAATTATCACCAATTCAGAGGGTAAAAGAACTACCCCATCAATTGTTGGATTTATTGATGGAGGGGAAAGAAAGATTGGAGACCCCGCTAAAAGACAATCTGTAACAAATCCAGACAAGACAGTTTATTCAATTAAACGATTTATGGGCTCAAATTATGACGAAATCAAGTCTGAGGTTAAGAGAGTACCATATAATGTCGTAAAAGGGAAAAACAACACACCTAAAGTGAACATTGATGGAAAGGAATATTCCCCACAAGAAATTTCAGCTATGGTATTACAGAAAATGAAACAAACTGCTGAAGATTATTTGGGTCAATCAATAACTGAAGCGGTTATTACAGTACCGGCGTACTTCAATGATGCTCAAAGACAAGCAACAAAGGAAGCTGGGGAGATTGCTGGGTTGAATGTGAGACGTATTATCAATGAACCAACCGCCGCAGCATTGGCTTATGGTCTTGATAAGAAGAACAAAGACTCAAAAATCGTTGTGTTTGATTGTGGTGGTAAAGTTTGTGCCTCCGCGTATTAAAAATTTTAATACGAAAAACTAAAAATCGGTAAATTGACGGGGAACTCCTTAGAGTTTAATTAACCAAGTTAAAGTAGTGATATTTTGATGGCCAAATGTAATGATTTGGGTATGGTAAAATAAGTTAAAATTGGAATATCCGCAGCGAAGTGTCTTAGTGATAAGATAAACGTTCAACGACTAGATAAAGTAATCTCATTTTATGAGAAGAAATATCCACGAAAACCGATAATAGGTGAAACCTTTGATATATTGTGATATTTATATAGAAATATATATTATGAATAAAATTGAAGGTACGGAAAAGTTCTTTGACTTATTGGAAAAAAGTATTATAGGTGTAGAAACTATAAATGGTAGTTTTTTGGAAAAGTAAAATACTATCAACAATAGAATACACTAAAGAAAATAATTTAACCTATAAAATACTATTCCAAGAAGACATTGAAGAATTTTTTAATCTATTAAGATATAGTCTGGACTATGGTGAAAATCATAGAAGTTAGGATAAAGAGCCTAACGATAACATATCGGGAACTCATGATGTATCTATCCTTGAATTGGGTGGTGGAGTATTTGAAGTATTGTCTACTGATGGTGATACCCACCTTGGAGGGGATGATTTTGACCAAGCAATTGTGGATTGGTTGACAACTGAGTTTAAAAATGAGAATGGGGGTTGGATTGAAGATTCAATGTCATTACAAAGACTTAGAGAAGCCGCAGAGAAGGCCAAAGTTGAACTTTCATCATCTCAAAGTACTGAAATCAACCTACCATACTTTATGGTTATTGATAATCAACCAAAACACCTTGTAAAAACACTTACAAGAGCTAAATTTGAACAGATTATTGACAAATTGGTTGAAAGAACAATAAATCCTTGTAAATCAGCCCTTAAAAACGCTGGATTATCTGTAAATGACATTGATGAAATCATTTTGGTTGGTGGATCAACAAGAATTCCGGCAATCCAAGAGGCTGTTAAGAAATTCTTTGGAAAAGACCCATCAAAAGGTGTGAATCCTGATGAAGTTGTTGCTTTAGGTGCCGCAATTCAGGGTGGTGTGTTAGCTGGTGACGTAAAAGATGTACTTTTATTGGATGTAACACCACTTTCACTAGGAATTGAGACAATGGGTGGTATTATGACCAAATTAATTGAGGCAAATACAACAATCCCTACCAAAAAGTCTCAAATTTTCTCTACAGCAATAGATAATCAACCATCTGTAGAAATTCACGTATTACAAGGTGAAAGGTCAATGGCAAAAGATAACAAAACCATTGGTAAATTCCATTTGGATGGTATTCCACCATCAATGAGGGGTATTCCTCAAATTGAGGTGACGTTTGACATTGACTCCAATGGTATTATTAATGTTTCAGCCTTGGATAAGGGTACGAATAAAAAACAAACCATTAGAATTGAGTCATCATCTGGACTTTCACAAGAAGAAATTGATAGAATGAAGAAAGAAGCTGAAGAAAACGCTGAAAGTGATAGATTAGTTAAAGAAAAAGCTGAGAAAATCAATGAAGTGGATAGTACAATCTTCAATATTGAGAAAACTATGAAGGACTTGGATGAAAAAATCAGTGATGAACACAAGGAGGAAATTAAAAAAGGTTTGGAAGAGTTGAGAGATGCTAAAAACACCGGTGAAATGGATGAAATTAACACAGCACTAGATAATGTTAACTCAACTATGCAAAAAGTTACACAAGAACTTTATAGTAATGTGGAACAAACCGAAAATACTGATGGATTTACAGGCTCAGATGTAGAATTTGAGGAAGTGAAGTAAAGTAAATAAAAAGCCCCCAATTAAACGTTGGGGGTTTCTTCATTTTGTTCTTCAGTTTTCTTTTCTTTTTGAATTTGGTGAATTATGTAACCAGATATTGCGAATTCAACACCTGACCACATAAGTAAGTCAGTCATAGTTAATGTTGAGTGTTTTTCAAGTATAAAGAAAATCATACCCCATTGTGCAACGATAAAAGCAACACCAGATTCAATTCTTTTTTTGGAAAATATTGAGTTCTTAGAAGAATAAATTTTACCAATTTCTCTAATAAACCATTTAATATTTCCCCAACCAAAAAATAGTTTTCGTTTCATAGTAGTTTTATTTATAAATACCATAAATAGAAAAAGGGGAAGTAGCGAATTTCCCCTTTCTTTGTTACCATAACTAGTAACGGTCCTAAAAGTCCTCCTAAGAGGTTAGATTATTCTCCCTTAACCAAGACTAAACATCTTTTAAGATATTCTTTTGCTCTTGGTGAAGGTGTGTATTCGTCATCTTTTGTTTGGAGATTTAATACTCTTTCAATATCTTTAACAAGTTCAGTTCCATGTTCATTTTCTTTATACAATTCAATTATCTTGTCCATAGCTTTATTGCATTGATTTGATGTTTCATCGTAATAGTTTTTATTTCTGAACTTATTTAAATGGTGCATCATATTATAAGCTAAATGAGCTCCACCATCTTTAACATCTTTGAATAATCTTATATTATTAAGAATACCTAAAGTATCAACCATTGAATTTACACCAAGTTTTCTTTTGTTTACACCTGGGGCATAATCAATATATTCATCAGCAGTACCAACAATTTCATCTAATGGGATTACATTTTCAGGAACACACCTTTGTTTAGGTTTATCTTCTTTCGCTTCTTGTTCTAGTAATACTTTTTTAATTGTGTATCTAATATTAGATTCATTAATTTTATATCTCATAATAAAAGTTTTTCTTTATAAATATATCGAAAAATATTATGTTGTTTAATTGTTATCATCTTTTTTTAAAGGTTTTTCATTGGTTAATATGGTGTTCATCCAAATATCAAAAATTAGGAAATATATCCACCAATTTAACATTGATAATGGATAAGCTTCAGGGTTATAAGAAGTCATAAAAAGTAAATAAGAAACTTTTGCAAAAATATAGATTTGCATAATCGCGTGAAAAAACCGATAAAATTTCATAATAGTTATTTAATTGTTTGATAGTTAATATATGATTATAAAAGTAAGAATATTTATCTAAAAAAACAAATTATGAGAAATAGTTTAGACAATTTAATAAAAAAAGTTTTGAGAGAATCTCTTAACCCCCCAATGAGATTAACAGAACCTTGTATGATATCTGAAGATTTAAAATATCATTTGGAGAACAGAATATCACTGAATGAAAATATCTTTAGAATATATTCTGACAAGTATTTTAAATTAATCAATGAAGTAAGAAATTTATACAATCAAGGTAATATTAGATTAAACGAAGATGATATTTGGTTGGTTGAATCTGACTTGGGTAAAAAGGTATTATTAGAGAATGGTGATGAAGTTTGGTTGGACGCTCCAATGTTTGAAGAGGAAGTTGAGGAGTTATTATTTGAAGCAAAACATCGTGGAAAGAATGTTAAATTAAATTCCCCATTTAGAACACCAGGAGGTCCTAAAAAATTTGCAGTTTATGTAAAAACACCAAAGGGTACAATTAAGAAAGTAACATTTGGAGACCCTAATCTTAAAGTGAGAAATAGAAATCCAAAGGCTGCAAAATCATTTAGAGCAAGACATAATTGTGCCCAAAAGAAAGACAGAACAATGGCCGGGTACTGGAGTTGCAATGTTGGGAGGTATGCCAAAAAATTGGGATTAAAATCTAGTGCTAATTGGTAATGGAAAATCTGCCCTTTCAACAAGAAATAATTGATGACATTAGAATTAGAACATTTGATGAAAATGTTGATGATGAAGAATTAAAATGGCATAGAGATAGAGAAAATAGACTTGTTGAAATCTTAGAAAGTGATAATTGGTATTTACAAATGGATAATGAACTCCCCATCAAATTAATTGTTGGGGAGAAATATTTTATCCCAGAGGGTGTTTATCATCGTGTTATTAAAGGAAATAGTAATTTGAAAGTCAAAATTACTATACACTAATTTTACCAAAACTATGTTTTAATTCAGGTTGACTATTTTTGTCGAATAAAAATACATCACCTTCTTGCATTTCTTGATAATTTGGGTATTCATAGTCCTCATAAAGATAATCAAAATCGTGAATTACTATAAACTTTTTTCTACTCATCAATCGGTTATAAAATTCTGGAGAAATAACTTCATCTTCCTCCATATTTTCAAATTTTTTAGTGAAATTAATATCGTAAGATAGATATCTAGTCAGTTTAACTAAAGTTTCATTAACTGTTTTAATTTCGCCACTACCATCACATACATCACAGTCTGAATGACCTTTACCATCACAATCAGAACAAGTTTCATTACCTCGTCCATAACAATTACTACAATTCATTTTCCCATCACCTTGACATTCATAGCAAGTATCCCCATCACTATCTACACCGTCCCCATCACAGACATCACATTCTACTTTACCATCACCTTCACAATCAGAACAATCTACTTCTCCATCACCATAGCATTTATTGCAAGAAATAGAACCACCACCATCACATTCATAACATTCTTTATTTGGGTTAAGATTTAAAATTTCTCCGATAGTAAATTCAGAGTAGTTATTACTAATAAAGTCATATAATTTAGATAAATCGACTGAAAATCTTTGTTCATAAACTAAAAAACAAAATAACATTAGGTCTTTACCAGTCATAACATCTAAAAGATTCTGATCAACATATTCACTTAAATTTATATAAATTTCTTGAGGGGAATCGTAATTGTCAAAATAGTCTACATCTTCAACAATTTTAATTAAGGTTTTCTTATTCATATTATTTATAATACCTTTTTAAGGCATTCTCCGTAATAAATATATATTCAGTATCTTTAAATTCTTCTAAATTCTTTGAGTTAGTATATGACATTGCTGATTTAAGATAATCTTGTAGATTCTCAAGCCATTTATCCAATGTATATTCAACTTTATTATATTTTGATATACCTTCGGATGTTATTAGTTTATCTCTACCCCATTTTTTTTGTACTTCTTTTGTACTCATACCTCTAAACTTTTTATACATATATTTTCTAAGATATGGTAAGTTATTCCAAATATAAGTTGATGTTGAATCATTTAATTTAATCCATTTATTGAAATAAACTGGGGAACAAGATTCAAGACATTTGTTTAACACACCACCTAACATAATATAATCAGCACCAAGAGCTAATGCTTTAATTATATCATCATAATTTCTAAATCCACCATCCGCAACAATATTGGTTTTATAACCTCTTTTCTTTTTAATTTGGTAACATTCTGAAATGAGTGATGCCATAGGATAATGAACACCAGTATTTGCTGATGTTAGACATCCTGAACCACCACCAATACCAACACGGATATAATCAACACCAAGTTCAGCAAATTTCTCATATGTTGTTGGGTTAGCAATATTACCAATCATTAATTCTTGGTCTGTTTTGATATGTTCAATAAAGTATTTACATAAGTCATATAATTTTGACATATGACCATTTGCGATATCAACAAGAATTTTTTGATATGTTGGTACTTTCTCAAATTTCTGATACATTAACACCATTAGTTCAAAATCGTATAAGGACATTGAGGTGAAAACATTATTATCACTTGAATATTCCCCTCTCGGTAAACAAACTACTAAATTATTATCTAAAAACTTTTTATAATTTGAATTATCTACCACAGTATCCATCGGACTGACTATTATGGGTAGGGTAAAGTTTTTTGTTAAAATATTAATTTCACTTCTTGAATTAATACTTGTGATTGTTTCTGGGACTAAAGTGATGTCTTTAAAATCAAATTTTGGCATATGTAATTTATATTTGTTTAGTTAAAACATAAATCAATAATTTAATAAATTCAATTATTCACCCTTAAATCTTCTAACCATTTTTGTAATTAAATCTTTAAAAAGAATACCTGATATTGTTAAACCAGTAAAAGCAATAACTCTTGTTACCAAACTTTTTAAATCACCATTTGTCACTAATCCATCAGTCACCATTTGATATATCATTGGGATGATTGGTATTATAAAGGTATAGCTCAACATATTTGTTATTCTATGGAATGTGACACCCAAACTTTCAACAAAGTCATAAAAAACTGATTTTAATTCACTTGTTTTTTTTGAGGTTACTTTAAATTGTTTTAAAATTCCACCTTCTTTTATTTTATCTAATATTTTTTTGTTAAGTTCTTTATTTTCAATCAAATGTGTTGATAAAACCCCAAGAATAATAAGAAATACTTGTAAATCGGTTAATTCTGGGAATTTACCTCTCACAAAATCTTCAACAGGTCCCATAAATCCACCAATTCCAGCCCCCCAAGTTAAAAGAAATTGAAGATTCATTCCAATTTGATTTTGAACTTCTAAAACTAATGTTTTTACTCTCTCAACATTTTGTTTGATAATACTTCCAAGGTCTTCACCTATGTTTTCAAGTATTATCATTCTTTTTTGACTTTCTGTAATTATAATTCTCATAACAATAAATATTTAAATAAATACATAATATTTATAAATAAAAAGAACATGAACGCATATTTTTTTAAAATGAACAAAGCGGAAAGGAATGACATTCTTGACCAACACAGACAAGTCTATGATGGATTTGTAACAACATATGGACAACAGATAAATCAACAACCACTTTATGTCCAAGATTATGCAAATGATAAAGGTGGAATAACTGTTAATAATAAAGGTGAGGTTAAATCATACACCAATATGAGAATAAATGAAATGAGATATGATGGTATGGATACTGGATTATTTTCCGAGGAAGAAGATGATTATACTTACCTAACTCCAACTGAAGAAGAATTTACTGGTGAGGATATGATTGGTGATGGTGATGACGATTTGGATTATGGGACTATGGATAACTCATTAGATTTTGATATAGAAATAGATGAAGAATTTGAGGATGACATTGATTTAAGTGATGTAGATGATGATATGATAGAACCAATTCAAGAACAAGTTAATAAAACTTTGGATATGTTTAAACGATTTAAAAATTATTAAAAATGGAAATCATAGAAATAATAATATTTCATATTAATAAACTAGAAGAAGTTTTAGAAGTTACATTTAGAACTAATTCTGACACTGAAGAAGAATATAGGGAAGCAAAAATCCTATTTATTGAAATTGATGATTTTGGATATAATTTTCATGCCGATATGAATGAATTTAATTCAAATGATGATTACGATGATATTGACGATGACTTATTTATTGATGAAAATGAAATATTATCATTTCTTAATGAATATTATGTTTTATTTACGGATAAATTACCAAACCCAGAATTCTTATAATGCAAAATTACGAAATCGATGAAATAATCAACTTAATGAAACGATATACACCAAAAAAAGATTTTGATGGTGAACTTGAGGAACAAGATGCCGCACCGGCGGCAGGTGGTGGAGGTGGTGAAGCTGCAGAGTATCCGACTGTAACAAAATGGGAAAGTGGTGTAACAAGAGGACCTGCAAATCAAATTGGTTTAACAAAATGGAGAGATACCGTAAAACTAACTAGAGGAAAAGGTAACACTTTATTATAATAAGAATATTTATACATAAAAAGAATGAATCCTAATATAAAAAGAACTCAATTTTTGATGTCATATAATAATAAAATGACTTTAAATGAAAATTTTAAAGTCCTTGAAGATTCATCTACCCCAGTAATTACTGATTGGTTGTCACCAGATGAAAAATATTTTATATTCCTTGATGAATTATATGATTTAAAAAATAAAACTAAAATTGGTAATATTTGGGAGAATTTTGATAGATTCAAAATGTTCTTAAAACATTCTTTTGAGGTGGCTAACAATGTACCACAAAATATTAAAGAATCTGTTTTAAATTCATTGAATAATAATTTATTATTAGAATCTAAACAAAATTATTCAACATTAAAACCTTTGTTTAGACAATTTTTAACAGAAAGAACTTGGGGTGAATGGGCTTGGGAAACGGGTAAAGATTTTGGTAATTGGACTTATGAAAAAGGAAAAGAGGCTATAAAAGGAGTTTCTGATTTCGCGTCAACAACTTATGAAAATGCCAAAAAATTAATTGGAAATATTAGTAGGGGTGAATGGACTGAAGTTTTAAATTTATTAAAACAAGGCCCATTATATGTTGCTCGTAGACTTAGAGATGCTATGTATCATCCCATAGGTATGATTTTGGACATTATATTAGTTGCGACAGGTATTGGTAAATTACCACAAGCAGTAATTTGGGCGATAATTGTTGCTTTAGATATATATGAAATTAGTACTGGTGACACAGAAAAAGAAACGAATATTTATTTACAATTTTTAATGTTAGGTATAGATATTTTGGGTCTTGTATTATCTGGGGGTATTGCTGGTGTTGCTAGAGAAACATTTGCGGGTGTTAGAACAATTGGTGAATTAACTGGGTTGGTGAGTAAGAATCCTGCAGCTAGAAATACATTAAATCAAATGGCTCAAAGTGCCGCAAAAACACCATCTTTACTGAAATCCGCAGCAGACTCATTATCTAGAGTTTTCCCAATGGGGGAATCATTCATAAAAGGAATTTTGGGTTCTCTTGATTTTGTACTACAGAAGTTTTTAAAAGCTATTGGTGGACTTCTTAAACCTAAACCAATAATTTTAACTACGGCAGGTTTAGGGGCTATTTATGGTGTTGAACAAGGTATAGAAAAAGGGGCGGAATACGCTTCATCATTATTTGGTGGGAATGATAACCAAACTATTGCACAAAATAGTGATGAAGAAGAATTTAATAAAAATTTAATGTCAGGTGAAGCTGATTATCAAGTATAAAAAAATAATATGAATAAGTTATTAAAAGAAGAAATAGAAAGATTTCAATTATTATCAAAATATGATACAAATAAAACACTTGATGAAAATTATCAATCAAGTGAAATAATTAGTGAAGGAGGAGGTTGGATAACTAGATTATTTGGTAAAGAAGCTGGAACTTTATCAAAAACAGCGGTTAAAGAACTTGAAGTTTTATTTAAATCAATTCCAAGTGAAATGAAAGTATTTGGGAATGATGCTGCAGAAATTCTTACTAAACTTAAATCAAACTCATATACTCCTAAAGACCTTGGAGCATTAAGAAAAACAATTTTCAAAAATTCATCAGATGATGTTGTAAGAAAAGAAATCGCTGACGATATGGTTAGTAGTAAAAATTTTAAAGATTTTTTTACTAGTAATAAAGAAAAAAAGGTAATTGATAAAATGATTGCTAAAGGTTATAGTGGGGATGATGCGATATTATTAGTACAAAGATATAAAAAACAAGGTGGTAAATTCTTAGATGATATAAAAGCGGCAACAAAAGGTTCAACAAAAGGTAAATCAAGAAAAAATTCTTATGATTGGGATTCATATTATAATGGAAATCAAAGAATTACAGCAGCATCAACTGCTTGGAGTATTGTAAATGGTGCTAAGGTAGTTGTAGGATTTGTTTACAACAATATTTGGAAATTATTAGCTTTAGCTGCAACTGGATGGATTGCTTATGAAATTTGGAAAATTTTAACTAAAGGGGGTAATACAGGATATCCAGATTGTTTAAATAAAGCTGTTACCCCAAATGATGCTGACAAAATGCGAACAAGAACACATATATTATTAGAAAAAACAGGTAATGAATTTATTGACGAAAATGGTGGTGGTAATTTCTATTTAGATAAAAAATTTGAAACTGAAAATAAACAACATAAGGGAACTTGGAGTTATGATGAAAAATCTTCTGAGGTTGTTGTAAAACTTGATAATGGCAATGTACATACTATAGTTTGTGAAAATGTACCAGGTTGGGATGATGAAGATGAAGATACTAATTTATCAGATGACCCAATTAATGTAACACAAACAGAAAAACAAAAATTAATTTCTAATTGGAATGGTAGTTATAATGAATGTGATGAATTTCCAATGAGTTTAGGTTGTAAAAATGAAGGTATTATTGGTACGGTTCAAATTTGTTTAGGATTACCTAATGATGGTAAATTTTCACCAAAAGTATTAGATGCCTTGGATAGTGAGGGGTATGGTATTGAACTAACGTTTGATACTTATAAATTAATAAAAGGTAAATGTGGAATGTCTTCAGCAAAATCAGGCTTTGCATCAAATTTATAAAATAAATAAAAATGAAAAAATTAATAAAAGAAATAGACGATTTATATAGTGTGTCACAAAGAAATCAATGGGAAGAAATAGAAGACTCATTTTTAAAAACTGCTGCGGCCGCTGGATGTTTCAAAGATGGTTTCACACCAAATGTAAAAGATCCAGACCTTGGTATTGATGCTGTAGAACAAAAGAAGAAAGATGATGCGACAGGAATTCTTATATCAGTATTCCATACTAATAAAGAATCAAAAAAAAATCCAGGACGTACACTTTCTTATCAGTATAGTGGAGCTTCACCTAATTATGAGTATGTTGGAACTGTGGCTTATAAATGTAAACAATTGGAAAAAAGAACTAATCCTAAATATTTAAGTGGTATAAGTCAAGAATTACATGATGTACTACTAACACCAATAGCCAATGGTGGATTAGGTTACAAAGGATATGGTGATGTAAAAGGAACTGATATACTAAACTATGAATTAGTTAATCTAAATACCGACCCAGATTTAAAAAAAGGTGGTAGATTTTATGAAAAGGTAGCTGGAATTCCACAATTTTTTGAAACAATCCAAAATCAAAAATTAAATATTTGGTTATGGAAACCAGCATTAGCTTCAGCTCCAGTGTTGGACATTCCAAAAAAACAAGCTAGTGTATACGAATATTATAAAAATAAAGGGTTTACTCCGTGTGCTAAAGGTGAATATAATGAACAAGAAATTGCAGCAATTGATTTAAGTATAGATTACCCTCAAAGTTTTAAACCAGGAACTCGTGTTTGTAAAAAATTTGAGGATATGTCAACAACTGAACAAGATTGTAGAGGAATTATAGACTCTTATATGGCTGAAATTGAAAAATATAATAATGTTGGTGGTACAATAAAACCAAGTGCTGATTTTCTTAATACTATTAAACCTAGTGTTAAAGTTTGTATTCGTGATAATTTTGGTAAAATGCCATTAAGAAATAAAAAGATGAAATTTTTAAAATCACTTAGAGCGTCTTCACCATTCTTTTTAGGTAATATTGGTGAATCAAAAGATAATTTGACTTCAATTATAAGAGAAAGTTTAAGAATCGTTAAAAAACGTAAAAATTCTTATTAAAGATACCTGCAAGGTAGGACTTGCATGGGATAAACTCGACTAAAAGAAAGGGAGGTATCCAACATCTACCAAAAGGACGTGAAAACGTCCTTTTGTGTTTTAGTAGATATCGTTTTTGAATTCATTCCAAACTTGACCAACAGATGAATTTAATATTTCTGAGAATATTGTTGGTTCATAAGGTTTAGTATTTAATTTCATATTGGCTTCTTCTGGAGTTCTATCGCCTTTCAATCTATTACAACTTGAACAACAAGTTACTAGATTCATCCAAGTGTTTTGTCCTCCTCTTGATTTGGGAATAATGTGGTCAATAGTAAGATTTTTCTTACTACCACAATATGTACATTCATTGTTGTCTCTTTTATAAATTCTTTGTCTATTAATTCTTAATTTATTGATTCTGAACTTAACAAAATTTAATAAACGGATTATCAATGGACGTACAAATTCCTTCATACCTGAGACAATTGGATTCTCACTTGCTTTTATTACTTCAGCCTTTCCCTTGTTGACCAAAGTAAATCCCTTATAAACACTTGTGATGTTTATTGGGGTGAAGTCCGCGTTTAACACTAATACCTTTTCCATTATAATATTTTATTAATAAGTATAATAATTTGATTTGAGTTAAAAAAGTTTTGAGTGATTATTTTTTTTAAACTGTCTCTATTTTAGGAGGGGATTAAATTTATTTTCAAATGGAAAAAAATTTAAACGATAAAATTATGAAATAAGAAAAGAAGACAATATCTTTGTCCTATTGTTTAACCGATATAAAGAATACTAAGATGAAAGGATTAATTGAATTTATTATTATCGTTATCGTTGGGTACTACGTTTTTGATTTTTTCTTAAAATCTGAACCAAAATTAAATTTTGATGTTAAGTCTATACGTAAGAGTGAGAATAAAACTGAACGTAAAAAAACTAATAATGTTGATTATTACATTAGACCTTTAGGTAATGTAGAAAATAGTGATTTGACTGAAGCTGTTAAATATGTTGAAGATTTCTATGGATATAAATGTAAAATTGCTTCAGGTGTTGGGATTACTCCAACAATGAAAATTAAGAATACTAATGATTATATTAATGGTGAAGAAGCTATGAACGAATTAAATAGTTATAGAAATACTATATTCATCGTAGATAAAAGATTATGGCATAATAATGAAGTTAAAGGATTAACTGATGGTACAACAATTATTGTTAGAGGTGAAAAAGAATGGTTGAAAGAAACTTTGATTCACGAAATTGGACACACTTTAGGTTTGGGTCATTGTGATAATTTGTCTTGTATTATGGCAATTAACAATGATGAATATGAAACTGGTAAATTTTGTAATAAATGTAAGAGACATTTGAAAAAAAATAAAAAATAACTTATATTTTTGTGTAAAATTAATCCCAATGAAACAGAAAACACTCGAAGCAATAAAATCAAACATTGCAACTGATGGTTTAATCAACACATCAGAACAATTTGGACTTAGTGTCAATAAATTAATTGAACTTTGTGATTTACATTACAAAACATTTGAGAATATTGATTTCCAACCTAATTGGACTGGTATTGCTGGTAAAATTATGTTTGAAAATGGATATGGCGCTTCGGTAATTCGTAATGAACAATCATATGGTGGTCATATAGGTTTATATGAATTGGCCGTACTTGACAATTATGGTAAATTAACTTATGATACCCCAATTACTGAAGATGTTCTTGGATATCTAAAACCAGAAGAAGTAACAAATTATTTAATTCAAATACAAGATTTAAAATGAAAAATTTAAAGTTAAACCAAGATGAATTTGTCTTATTAACCTCTCATTCTATGATGTTAAGAAATCATTTTATTGATGAGATGAACAAATCACAACACGAGGAGGTTAAAAATTTTTATCAAAAAGAAATTGACAATATCAATAAACTTTTTGATATTTTGAATGAAAAATTTAAAACAAATTTTTAAAATTTCACTTGACAAACCAAATTATTAATCATATACTTTCAAAACAAATTCAAAAACAGAATATTATGAACTTCTTAGACGCATTACAGACAGAAGATACCTTAACTGAAAATGGTATGGTTACAAATTCATCAACTCTTAACGAGTGTGTGAATCTATTCTTTACTATTGGGGCAATGAGAGGACAAGACAAAGAAAGATTGTTAAGTCTATTCTCAAAAGCTTTCATTGAGAATCCTAAAACTGCATTGCGTATATTATTTTGGGCGAGAGATGTTCGTGGTGGTGCTGGTGAAAGACAAATATTCCGTGATATAATCCAACTCTTAGCAGAGGTGGCACCAAAAGTATTGGTAAAGAATATCAAATTCATCCCTGAATTCGGTCGTTGGGACGATCTTACAGTCCTATTCAACACAAAAGTGAATAACGATGCGATTGACACAATAGTACAAGGTTTAGAAGCCAAAAATGGACTATGTGCAAAGTGGATGCCAAGAAAAGGAGTTATTTTTAACTCAATCAGGAAGGTTATGGGTCTTACACCAAAATCATTACGAAAGATGTTGGTTGTTCTTTCCAAAACGGTCGAGCAAAAGATGTGTGCTAACGAGTGGTCAAATATTGAATACTCAAAAGTACCATCTTTGGCTATGGCTCGATACACCAAAGCATTCTCTAAACACAATTTAATTGGTTTTGGAGAATACTTGGAATCATTGAAAAAAGGTGAGGTCAAAGTAAATGCTGGGGCTGTATATCCATATGATGTTGTTAAAACTTTGGAACAAGGTGTCAAAGATTTGGCTATAGAACAATGGAAAGCTCTTCCCAACTTTATGGAAGGAAGTAACGAAAGAATTTTACCAGTAGTTGATGTATCAGTTTCAATGATTAATTTAGCCGGTAACAATAGTAATCTAACTTGTTTGGATGTCGCAGTATCATTGGGATTGTATATTTCAGAAAGAAATGAAGGTTCTTTTAAAGACTCTTTCATTACATTCTCTGAGAGACCGCAATTACAAAAGTTGAGAGGTAATCTATATGATAGATACACACAACTACGTGCAGCTGAATGGGGTATGAGTACAAACTTGGAGTCTGTGTTCAAATTGATTCTAAACCAATCAATTAAACACAATGTACCTCAAAGTGAGATGCCGACTAAAATCCTTATCTTATCAGATATGGAATTTAATCAAGCAACTGGTCGTAATAATTCCGCAATTCAAATGATTCGTGAAGAATATGAGAATAGTGGATATCAACTACCTGGTATTATCTTTTGGAACATACAATCGAGAGGAGATAACTTTCCTGTTCGTTTTGATGAAAGTGGTACAGCATTAATATCCGGTTTTAGTCCATCAATCTTGAAGTCAATTCTTGGTGGAAAAGAACTATCACCAGTATTAATTATGACCGAAACCATCGAGTCCGAAAGATACAAGATGATAGAAGTTTAAAAAAAAGGAAAAATTGGTTTAAAAGGAATGATTACTGCAAAGTTAACACAACAAATCAATTAATCAAAATGGTAGCCGAGGATAGGTTCAAACCCTGTCACCCTCTGATAAAGAGGGGGGTTAGTCTCAGTTTCTCAATCGCACGAGAATAAATTACTAACCAAAAACCCATTCTGAAACCAATTTTTCCTATTTTTTCTTGACTTAATGAAACTTTTAAATTAAATTTACGTTATATAGAACAAAGGATAGATTCAGCAAATTAAAATATCAAATTTAGTCAAATTGAACAAAAACTATCCTGACAATTAAGGTTATAACGAATGAGTTCAGCAACTTAAAAAAGACCGTATATCTTAAAAAATCATTCCGAACCAAACTTTTTAATAATTTAGTAATATTTATAAACAAATAACAAAAATGAAAACATCGATAAACCATATTAGTAATTCAGTACAACCGCAATTTAAAAATTGTTGGTCAGCGGATTCTTATGGTTCAGGTGGAATCTCGTGATGGTAAAAAAAATATTAATTTTTTATACAAACCCTGGACTAAATACGTTCAGGGTTTTTTTGTGTTCTTTGACATTGTTGGTAAAATATAATCCCTCTTGGTATAAAGGTTGATTACATCAGATTTTGAATCTGAGGATGGTGGTTCAATTCCATCAGGGGGAACAATATAAAGTGGTGAAATTTGACCACTTTAAAAAAAACTTGATAAAACATTTGGAAATAAGAATAAAGGGTTGTAATTTTGTGGAAGAGTAAGGAAAGGTCGTAGGTAGCACTGTCCACAACCAGCCTTAAACGTGGTGGATACTTACTCTAAATTTTTTCATACTTAAAATATTAATTTTATGATTACTAAAAATCAAATTTTAAATCTTGTAGTTGGGGATGTTATTCCAAATATGTTTGGTAAACTAAAAAAAGTCACAAGAATTTTACATAAAGGAACTGACATTAATGGAAAAATGTTTGTTTATTTTTACCAAGAATTTGGGGATAGTAGTGAAATGTCTTCAACTTTAAAAGAAGGTAATCAAATATAAATTATGGTGGGATTGCCAAGTTGGTCAAGGCGAATAGCTGAAGATTATTTAATGTAGGTTCGATTCCTACTCCCACCACCAAACAATTATATGAGGTATGAACCCAAATGGAGAGGGACAACATTGTGGATGTTGGTTTAGTGAGTTCGATTCTCATCATACCTACTTAAATAAATTGGAAAGTTAAACTCGGCGGCCCGAGTCTACGTCTTGAAAACGCTAGGTACAATTGTATTGTATGGGGATCGACACCTCAACTTTCCGCAACAAATTTAGTCCCATAGTTCAATGGATTAGAACCGAACAATACGAATGTTCAAATACCCGTTCAAATCGGGTTGGGACTACAAAAAAAAATTAAATCTTGGAACTAAATGGTAAGGGATGTGGTTTATGTAAATGAATTTAAAAACAATTAAAATATTAACAAAATGGAAAACAGAATTCAAATCAAAGGTGTATGGTATGTAGCTGAGCAAACTCAAGTTCAGCCTGTAGTTAAGACAGTAGATTGGATGATATCCAAATTGCAAGAATTATCTGAGGCTGGTTACGGAGATTATGAAATGATGATTGATGGAGGGAATGGATACAATTACGATAGTATAAGCGATGTCTATGCAGTAGATGGAAGAGTTCACATATCTTAAAAATTGGAGGATAAAGTAATCAGGGTCGTTACCACCGCCTGCTAAGCGAGTGGCACCAAGTATGGTGTGGGGTTCGTATCCTCTGTCCTCCGCAAAAAAATATTCCAAAGTGTTTGGAAATTAGAAAATGAAATCGTAATTTTGTGATACAATAGTCCTGTGGCGGAAGTAGACGTTATTAAGATAACTAAGGTAGTATATTTTCTCGGAGTAAATATGCAAAGTCATAGTGTTGTACAGATTAACCGAGTGACGAGTACATGCTTAATTTTTACAGGTTCGAATCCTGTCAGGACTACAAAAAATTAAAAAATGTTAGTAATTATTGGTCTTTTATTTTTGATTATTGGAATCTTATTCTTAATTTTGTCTTACAAAACAAAGAACTCAGACTTGTTTATAGTTGGAATTATATTTCTAATTGTTCTTTTGTTTGGATTTATATATGGTTTAATAATATAGAGTAGTACCCGGTAAATGGAAGCCGTCTTGTTTTGGGAACAAGGGTCATAGTGACGCTGCAGGTTCAAGTCCTGTCTACTCTACAAGATTTAGGAAAGTATCCCCTCAGCCTTATACGCCGTAGAAAGGGTAACTGGTAACATATGGGTTCGAACCCCATCTTTCCTACAAAATTATAATACGGCAAGTATACCCTTCGTCTGATACACGATAGAAAGGTTAATTGGTTACATATAGGTTCGATTCCTATCTTGCCGACAACAACAAATGTCTCAGTAGCTCAGTGGTTTAGAGCTCTCGACTGTTAATCGAGTGATCGTAGGTTCGAATCCTACCTGGGACGCAAATTTTAATAAATTATGGTTAATGTAAAAATTGGTGAATTTAAGGTTGGTGATAAGTTGTTTATTGATTATAGTGAAGATAATCCAAACAATAAACACATAGAAATTAGAGCAATTGTGGATATGGAAGTGGTGATTTATTTGGATGAAAAAAATAACTACCATATGGAACCAATTCATTACTTCAATGTGTTATGTAGATGTAACTCACTTAAAAAAATAACAAATGAAACGGACAATTATAAAACCAAGTTCATCCAAGTTTTATGAAATGCTTAGAAATAAGTACAACAACCACATTAAGAAACAAGAAAATGACCCTGTAGCTTAGCTGGTTTAAAGCACTATGCTTTTAACATAGGGACCGAGAGTTCGAATCTCTCCAGGGTCACAATTTTTTTCATTTTTTTTTTCAGTATTTGTTAAAATAATGTTCGATATGATATTTATATAATAAATATCATTATGAAAAAATGTAAAAAGTGTAACATTGATTTTGAACCTACAAAAGGGTTAATTAATTATTGTTCTTTGGAATGTAGAAATAGTAGGGTTTGGAGTGAGGAGGATAAATTGAAAAAATCAATCTCGGCTAAAAATTCCGATAAAGTCAAATCAAATGCTATCAAAAGACCGATAGATTTTTGGGTTAAAATGACTGAGGAAAGAAAAAAAATACATAAAGAAAAAATACTCAAGGCTGAATACGAAAAATTATCATTTGAATCACTAAGGTTTAGAATCCTTTATGAACAAGAAAATAAATGTTCTAAATGTGGAATTGATACTTGGTTGGGTGAAAAGATAATTTTGGAACTTGAACATAAAGATGGAAATAATAAAAATAACAAACGAGATAACTTAGAGATGATTTGTCCGAATTGTCACTCATTAACATCAACTTGGAGAGGTAGAAATAAAACAGATAGGCGACATAAAATAACTGATGAAAAGTTATTTGAAAGATTAATAATTAATGATTGGAATATGAGACAATCGTTGTTAGATGTTGGATTATCGCCCAAGGGTGGTAACTATAATCGATGTCACAAATTGAAAAAAGAATACTTCAGCAACACTTCCTTAGCTCAGTTGGTTTAGAGCAACATCCTTACAAGGTGAAGGTCATTGGTTCGAATCCAATAGGAAGTACTAACATAAAAATATAATAAAAATGAAAAAAATATTATTCCTTGGATTAATTTCTGTATTATTCCTTAGTTGTCGAAGAGAAGGTATAGAAGAACTAAAAACAAATAATGCGAATTATAACGTTGAGTTTCTATTTGAAGTTGATGGATGTAAGGTCTATCGATTTTGGGACGAGGGGTACAAGTATTTCACAACTTGTGATGGTTCTGTGAGTCATAAAAAAATAAATGGAAAACACCGCAAAAATTTGGAAATACAAACAGTTGTGAAATAAAGATTTGAACAATTAAGGGACCGAGCCTGCCTACAATTTCGGTGTGAGGTGCTAGTAGGTAATTGTTCTTTACGTTATAATAGTACCACGAGGCATCCCATGAAGAACTGCTCACTTCTGTGGTCTTGTTGCTTGTAAACGAATAGCCCAAGGTATAAGTTAGGAAGCTTAACTCAACCTATCCCCCACTGACGAGTGGGGTGAAGTTGGGGGATTAAAAAACAATAGGGTTGGGTGGCCGAGTTGGTTAAGGCACTAGTCTGCAAAACTATCGAATGAAAATTCATCGTGGGTTCGAATCCCTCCCCGACCTCAAACATATGGGAATGTAGCTCAATTGGATTAGAGCAGTGGATTCCAGACCCACAGGTTATAGGTTCGAGTCCTATCGTTCTCGCAAATTTTATCAACAATTAAAACTATTTATTATGGTAAGGGATTACATAATCGAAACATTAACAAAAATCAAGGAACAAGATGAGAAGGTACACAAGCTCTATACTATGGGAGTTGATTTACTTGACTTTGACAACACCATTTCGCAACTTGAGAAGTCCATTCCGACCATCCTCAGAAAAGAAAAAGACGAACAATACGGATGGATACAGGATTTAGTTGGTTGGTGGTTGTATGAAAATATTGAAAAAAAGATTTGGTATGATGAAATTGAAGTTAATGTTGACAAAGTGGAAGATTTTACCGACTATTTGATAAGAGAGTATGGAACAAATGACATACCAACAAATTAATTATGGCTTATATTGAAAGTAATTTTTTCCCCTTAAAGGTATATGTTCGAAATGAATATCTATATCAAAATAAGAAGGGATTTGGTGAATTTACTGAGGGTGTTATAATCTCAATTAGATGTTTACCAGGACAAGCGGCACTATTCCAAGTGTTATTTAATAATGGGGTTATGAGGGATAAACTTCCATCTCACGCATTATTAACTGAACCCAAATCACCTGATGTTGATTTACCATTCCATTATCTTCAAATATGGAATTGTTTTTCATATAATTTCTCGGTACATCATTTAAGTTATATCTATGATACCAGAGTTTCAGTCTTTATGAAAGATAAGAAATGGTATGATGGGAGTTATTATGCCACAATAAATTGGGGGTCCAATGATTTGAATAGTGATTTTACTTTGGCTGAGGATCCAATGGAACATAAGTCCCACCACATAATACTACTGAATAATGGCCAGATTGCCCTACAACCAAATAATAGAATAAAATGGTCAGAACCATCCTTTGTCACAAAATCTTTCCCTGAGAAGCCAGATTATTTGGTGAATAAGGATTATTATAATTGTGAGGGGTTCGATAAATGGCAAACTGAGGATTCTGATTATATGTTTTATGATAATAATTAAGATATGTTTTTATATAAAGTAGAAGTTAAAATAGCAACTAATCCTGAAATGGACTTAGGTTTATTCACAAAAGAATTTATCCCAAAAGGAACTATAGTTTGGGAATTCGTGGAAGGTGTGGATATTAAAATGGATGAAACGACATTCAATAAATTGAACGAAGCTCAAAAAGAATTTTTTGAAAAATATGGGTGGAAGGAAGATGATGGGTTTTATTATTCCTCTTGTGACTTAACTAACTTTATTAATCATAGTTACAATCCAAATTTAGATGTTGTGGGGGAAATAATAATTTCAAATAAAGATATCCAAATTGGGGAAGAATTATTTGAAGATTATAGTCAATTTGATACTGAGTTTCATACTTATAAAAATGAATTTATTTAACAAAAAAATATGACACCAATGGTAATTGTAAATTTCTATAAACCCTATGATACAACTTGGGAACAACTCCAACTAATGGCATTGGATAAAATTGCCGAACACGAAAAAGAAACAAGTGAAGTTGAATTTGGGGATGTCTCCATTCAACAACAATTCGATGACTATCGTACAGCTTGTTTTCAAGGATTAAAAACATTTATAATGCAAGTTCTAAATGAATGGGGAACTGAAAACATCTTGGTGTTTAATGATAAATTCTATAAGAAATTTGAACATATGGAAATGGATGGTAGATTAAAAACTTATACAACTCCAAATGTTTTCAAAACATCAAAGGAATTATTCAAATGTTTAAATAAAGAAAAGTTTCAATTAGAACCAGATGATTTTGATTTCATTCACGAAACTTTTTCAAGTGCTGAGGATGTTGTATGTAATATATTCGCGTTTGAATATGAATTAAAAGAAATTGATGACGATAGAGATTGGTTGGATGAGAACGGATTTGGTGATATTTTAGAATAAAAAAAAGATAATAATATGAAAACAATAGGCGTATTAAAAGCATTGAAAGATGAAACAATTAAAAAAGGAGATAAAATAATTATTGAACTTATTGTTGATGAAATAGATATAGAAAGTATGTACCCATTATCTGCATTTTGTTTTAATCAATATGATGAAATATCAAAAACTAATTATTTTAAATTGTCATGGAGTACTAAAATAAAAATAAAAGACATAAATGATGAGAACGGATTTGGTGATATTTTAGATTAGTTATGAAAAAGAAAAAAAATATATTTACAAAAGAAATTAAGGTAGCCGATGCTAAGACATCTGTTAGTGAATTAATAAGAGAAACATTGATTAACTTCAGTTGGGGTTTCTTTGGTAACTCAATAGTTGTGTTTATGGCCAAAGAAATTGATCTTGCCGTATTGATTAATTTTTTCTTATATTATATCTTAATATCTTATATTGTTAATCGTGCAAAATATGAAAGTAATTTTGGTAAATTTATTGTTTTACCTGGTTCAGCGGCATTGGGAGCATTCACTGGATATAAAATAGCACAAATTATTTCACAATTTTTGTAACCAACTTGACCTTTTGTATTATATCGTTATATTTAATAAAAAAATAGTAAAAACTTCACAAATGAAACACAATCTCTATATGGACTTAACGACTGGAGCTGAGGGTAGAAATCCTCGGATTGAGATGGTATGATATAAGGTTTTAATTGTTAATAAAATCAAATCCATCTTCCTAAAAAAAGATGGATTTTTTTTGTCACAGAGTTTGGAAATTCGGAATGGTTTTGTAACTTTGTGGTATGAGAAAACAAACACCATACATATCATCTTCGGTCGCCATAAAAGGGATTAATGATTCAGGGCTTGCAAAGTCTGAAACAAACGATTGTGTAGTTAGAGCTTTTGCTTCAGCTTTCAACGTGACTTATGATTTTGCTCACAAAAAGGTTGCTGAAATATTTGGAAGAAAAAACGGACAAGGAACTTATTGTTTTAGTTTGATAATGAGGACTTTGGAAAGTAAAGGAATTAGAATTAATAGGAAAAAAGTTCAAATAATAAAAAAAGATGTGAACCTTTCTTATTGGATTAAGGTTAAAGGTGTAAACACTTTGAGAAATATGACAACAGCAAAGTTTTTGGAGGATTATCCTAAAGGAACTTACATAGTCACAGTCAAAGGTCACGCTTTTACAATTAAAGATGGGGTGGTGATTGGAAATCCAGATGATGCAACAAAGAGAAAAAAAACTATCTATGGAGCTTGGAAAATTGGATAAGATTACCTACTTTTGTGATGTTCATTGAAATTGAGGGAAAAATATTAAAGGGCTATTGGTGTAGTGGTCGAACATGCCACCCTGTCACGGTGGAGAACAGGGGTTCAAATCCCCTATAGCTCGCAATACTTTAATTAATCAGTTGGTGTAAGTGGGAATGAATACCACCTTGGGTAGCAACCTATTTTTAGAATGGGAGATGTAGGTTCGAATCCTACACTGGTTAAAAAAAGTTTTAAAAGTTGGAACTAAATGAGATGAAGGTTGGTTTATAATAATGTAACTTAAATTAAAAAAAGATTATGATTAATTGGATTGTGTTTATAGTTTTATTTATTCTTATAACAATTTTTGGTAATTGGGTAGTTAAGAAATATCCAAACTCTTGGTTAGGTAGAATATGGGATGACTTAACGGATACAACTCCCCCACATTAAAAAAGTATTAAATTTTGCCTAGGTGGTGTAATGGTAGCCACGCAAGACTTAAAAATTTGAGTGCTATTGGTGAAAACCTTTAAGTAGAACTCCGTAAATTCGGTGAAGTCTTTAAAATGGTAATACCGAGCCAAGTTCAAGAAATTGAAAAGGTGTAGAGACTAGACACGGAGAACCTAAGTCGAAAGATATGGTTAAGGTATAGTCCAGACCACAAACTGAAAAGGTGGTGAAAACCATAGTGGTAAGAAAATCTTGTGACCAATAAGGTCGTGCGGGTTCGAGTCCCGCCCTGGGTACAAAAAAAAGTTTAAAAAAGATTTGGAATTAAGAAAATCAAATCGTAATTTTGTGAGACAATAAAAACGCACCATTCGACAAGTGATCTAAGTCACTTCCCTTTCACGGAAGAGTCACGGGTTTGAATCCCGTATGGTGTACAAAACATTATGCAAGGAAGGGCAACGGTCGTCCGCTAGGCTCATAACCTAGAAGCTGTGGGTTCGATTCCCACCCTTGCGTCAAACAAATTGCAAGATGGACTGGAGGTGGTTCCAGCTCGGTCTCATAAGCCGTACCATGTGGGTTCGACTCCCACTCTTGCAACTAAAAGGGTGTCTATCCAAATTGGTGAAGGAAGCTGTCTGTAAAACAGTTGCTACATGCTAAACTTGGGGGTTCGAATCCCTCGGCACCCACTATTATCGCAGTAATAGCTCAATGGTAGAGTTCTTGTCTTCCAAACAAGATGTTGCGAGTTCGAGTCTCGCTTACTGCTCCAAATTTAAAAATTCATTATGAATCAGTCCGAATTTAGAAATCTTAGAACTGGGGATAAAATCCATATTAAGTCTCGTGATGGTTTATATACCTTCTTAAAAAAAGACTTTATAACTGGTGAAATTCATATAACTTGTAAAAGATGGCAATATGAAGATTCCCCAATCAGAGTAACAAGTTTTGATGATTTCAAATGTTTGGCTGGTGGATTATGGAGAAAAATTATGTAATAGGAGAAAGTAAGTCGGTTGGTGTATAGCTTCCTTACGTCTAAAATTTAAGCACAATTACATAATACAAAAAGGGGGATTAGCTCATTCAGCAAGAGCACTTGTTTTGCACACAAGAGGTGGTCGGAGCAAAGCCGACATCCTCCACCAAAAAATAAACATTGTTTTAAATTTAATTTATGAAAAAATTTTTAGTATTTTTAGTATTATTTGTATTATTGACATCTTGGTCATATACACCCCCACGTAGGGTATTATATATCGGTGATAGTTTAACCTGCGCTGCTGGTGGGTGGCAGGATCAAGTTTCAAAACATTTTGGATATCAAAGTCTCAATCTAGCAAAAGGTGGTGTTAGAACGGATTATATGAGAACGACAATGAATGCTTGTTTTAAAAAAGATTCAGCTTTCTCTCAGGTATTCATTTATGGTGGATGTAATGATGCGTTTTCTATGGTAGATTTACAAGGGGCGGTGAATAACATTCAGATGATGGTGGATAGTTGTAATAGAAGAGGAATTGAACCTATTGTAATTGTGGGTTTTAATCCGGCTCAAGTAACAACAAAGACTGTCTATGATGCAGAAACAACCAAGAGATGTGTTGGAAGATACATTGAGTTTCAAAAACTAATGGTTAAAGAAAAAACTGGATTAAAGAATTGTAAAATAATTCCTATGGACACTACAATGTTTTATAGTGATACTTGGGATGGAATTCACTTTGCGCCTTCTGGGCATAAGAAATTTTCTACTTGGGTTATAAATAATATGGAAAAATGAAAAAAATATTTTGGTTTTCAACTTTAATCACTATCTTTGTATCCTGTTACAAACACCCCACAATAGAACCTGGTGATATTGTTAAGAAGTGTGTAATTGATACGATGTATATTACAGAATCTCCATCCACAATTGAATTTGGTAAAAGATATAATTATAAAACCGATTGTGATAAATTGATAATGACAAGAAGAAGTGATGTATATAAGATAGGGGATACAATAACCTACGTTTATAAAAGAAGATAATACATTGGCTGGTAAAGCATAAGTGGCGATGCACTTGACTTGTAATCAAGATAATGGGGTTCGATTCCTCATACCAGCTCCAAAAATCCCAATTGATGTAGATAGATTGGGTGGTCAGCTAGCCCTCAACTGCCGTATTTGGTTAATATGTTAACACAACCACGTATTATGGTTAATATGTCACTATAACCAGGGTTGCCAAGACCAGACATTGGCAGTTTACACGAGATAGTCACTCGCATTTTCTACAAAAGGCAAAAAACACTAGTCCACTTCTACTACAGGATGAGGGGGTATTGAAAAAGTCTAGCTAACTTGGAAGATACCCCAAAATTTTTTAAAAAAAAACATAGTAAAAAGTGAATAATTCAGGAAGAACAACTATCTTTGTCTTATTAATCACTGAAACACATAATCACAATGGCTAAAGAGAAAAAAACAATCCAAGTTCAGGTAATAAAAGATTATGCTAATTTTCAATTGGCTAATCCAAATAACACTCTCGGAGAAAAACTTGGGGTAATTGCAATGATAGAAAAGGTTTTACAGGAATCAAATGCTTATAAAGGTTATATGTATTTGAAACTTGAAGAAAACAATACCCCACCAGCATTTGGTAGTGAGGGGTGGGCATCTAGAAAGTATTTCTAATAGTTGTGACACTTAACAATTCACAAGTAGTGGTTGACACTTAGAATGTTACCTGACTTTAAGGTTTGGAATAGAAAAACCGAAAACTTTTAAAACTTTGAATATTATGACACTTATTTATGTAATCTTGGATAGTAACGATAGAATTCCTATTCTAACTGCAAGTAGTATTGAAAAAGCTGAATTACTTTTGAATCAATATATGGGTGTTGAAGGCCCTATATTTGATGAGAGTGTTGAGTATATCGGTTTTGAACCATTTGATGACAGAGGTTATTATTCACCTTATGAAGGTGAATACAAATATAAGACTGAAGATGGTGAACAAAGATTCATAAGATATTGTATGGAATTAGATACTTTAATTTAAAATTAAGTCTTGTAGGCAAATTGGTAAGTCACAAATCCTAACGGAGGGGGATATGGGTTCAAATCCTATTAGGACTACAACATTTAAAACATCAACTCGTAAAGAAAATGATGGCAAAGAGGTTCAGATTAAAGGTAACGGGCTCCTACCTACCCTGAACAAGATGTTTTAATTAATATGGTCAAGTGGCGGAATGGAAGACGCTAAGTAAGATGGTGTACGTTTGTCCCATAAGAAAGACTGATGCAACAGAAATGTGAAGGGTCGTATAGGTTCAAATCCTATCTTGACTACAATATATATTTGCACCCATAGCTCAACTGGAAGAGCAACCGCCTTCTAAGCGGAAGGGTACCGAAAGGTCATTGTAGGTTCGAGTCCTACTGGGTGTACTAAATTTTAATAGTAGCTATTGGTTTGAATTATTGATTTGTTTATATTTATAGTAAAATACTATCATGGAACAAAACAAATTCAATAAAGAAGATTTAGAAAACTTAATTCACACACAAAATAAGAGTTATCGTGAAATTGGTAAATTGTACGGAGTTAGTGACACTTATATCAAAAAAATAGCAAGAAAACTTGGTATAGAGTTATTGGTTAGAAAAGTGTTTCCTAAAGATTTTGTCCCAATAAATAAAGGTACTTGTGAAATACTTACTTGTAAAAATTGTCTAGCTACTTTTCAAAAAAAATATGGTAATCCGAAATTTTGTTGTCATAGTTGTAGTATTGATTATAGACAAAAAAATAAATACAATCATTATTTATTCAATCAACAAGAATTTACTAATTGTATTTCAGATATGAAATGGTTTAAGAAATATATTCTTGAAGACCAAAATGAAAAATGTAATATTTGTAATATTGATAATTTTTGGAATGGTAAACCATTGAAGTTCATTTTAGATCATATTGATGGAAATGCTGCTAACAATACAAGAAATAATTTAAGACTGATTTGTCATAATTGTGATTCCCAATTGGACACTTACAAATCAAAAAATAAAAATTCGGCTAGAAAAAATAGGTATTTTTTGAACTATAAAAACAAATTATAAAATTATGAACTTTAAAATATTTAACATTATGGACAAGACACCTCTCCAAAACGTTATAGACAGAGTTGAAAAACTTGCTAAAGAAGCTAAAGAAAATACAGAGGAAAAAAGAAAATTAAACATAGTTATTTCTTATCTTTGGGATGAGTTACAAAATGAAAGATATGTAATGTCTGAAATTTATGAAAAAAGTAAAAAAGAAGATAATGAAGTAACTGGAAAAATGTGGATTGAAAAAAAATTTATAGACTATCAAAAATTTTTATAATAGAAAACGAAAATCAAGGTAAAACAAATGACCAAAGAGAATTTGCAATGTATATGTTTTCAACAACAATGCTTGGACTTATTGTATTGGGATTGGTTTATCTAATCAAATTTGGATTTAACCTTTAAAAAAATGCCTGAGTGGTGGAATGGTAGACACGTTTGGCTTAGACCCAAATTCCGTTTAAAGGAGTAAGAGTTCGAATCTCTTCTTAGGTACAAAAAATAGTATACTTACTATTATACTTTTCATAGTGTATAAGATATTTATATAATAAATATTACTATGAGAAATGACATAATAGAAAAAAAGGAAATAATCCTTTCTATGATTAAGAATAATGAATCTAAATCAAATATTTGTAAATTTTTAGAGTGTAAACCTGAAACTTTAAATTCATATTTGAAAAAACTTGGGATAACGTATAATGGTAATCAAGGACTAAAAGGTAAAAAAACATCAAATAGAAAATCTAATGTATTGGATTATATAAAGAAAGATGTTGTGGTTACCTCCAAATTGAGAAATTTATTGATTAATGATGGAATAAAGGAAAAAAAATGTGAATGTTGTAAGTTGGATGAATGGATGGAAAAACCTATACCATTAGAACTTCACCATATTGATGGAAACAGATTTAATAATAAGTTAGATAACTTGAGGATTTTGTGTTCTAATTGTCATATGCAAGAACATAATTATTCAAATGTTAAGAAATCAAATAAATTAAAAAGTAAAATTAAAACTGAAAAAATAAAAGTAGAAAAGACTTGTGATTGTGGAAAGGAAATTAATTTGAAGTCAAAAATGTGTGAAAAGTGTTGGAGTATTAAAAACAGAAAAGTAAATCGCCCTCCATTTAATCAATTATTTAGTGAAGTTACTGAGTTGGGGTATTTAGGTACTGGAAGAAAATATGGTGTGAGTGATAACACAATAAGAAAATGGTTAACAACTTTTGAATAAAATTTATTAAAATATTTGTGTGGGTTCGACTCCCACCTTAAGGTACTAACATTTTAAAAAAAAGAAATTATGGCTTTATTATTTGGTTCACTTTTTATGGTTGTTGGATTGTTTGCCCTTTTTGGTTCTTTCTCTTTTATAGACAATCGAGGCATTTATTTATTTATTCTTGGGTTTATGTTGTTTATTACTGGTTTTATGATTATCCCAAAAACACCCCCAAAACCAATTGAGATTAAATCAAACAAGGTAATTAATGTTGATTCAATTTATTTGCAAGGTTATAAAGATGGGATAAAAGATTGTAATAAAAAATGATTTATTAGGCTGTTAAAAAACTATCAGAATCTTTGTCATAGAATTTTTTCTCAACGTATTTTTCTGGGTCTAATAGTTCAGTACTTGCTCCTTTAGCTAAGGTATAATGCAAATGTGGTCCTGTTGAAAATCCAGCACCTTGAGTTCCTTTAGCACCCCCAACTAATCCTACTTTATCACCTCTTTTGACCTTATCACCTTCTTTGACGAATATATCACTAAGATGACAAAATCTACTTTCTAATCCACTTGGATGACTTATAAATAATGTCCCTCCGCAACCTCCATTGTCACCTGTTTTCTTTGATATCCTTATTTTCCCATCACCTGGAGCATAAATTGGTTCACCTTGAGCACCACTTAAATCAGCCCCAGAATGAGGTCTTTGGGTATCTAATCCAGGTCTAACAACCCCAAATTTTGAACTTGGATTAACATTAAATTTTTTAAGAGGTGAACTTAATTTTTCTGATGAAGATAACGAATCAACTTCATACCCTTTTTCAGTGTCAGTAGTATCTTCTTCAGATTCATCTTCTTCATCTTCACTTGATGATAAAAAATTTAATAATTTACCAAGAGATGATTCTTGTTCTTGTATACTTTGAATAATTTTATTATATTGTGATTCTGAAATAATGATTTTCATTTTTATAATTTTATAATAAATATTATATTTTATATTTAAAAATGGTTTTATTTGGAACAAATCATCAATTCATTGTGTTATTTGATTATTAAAACACTTTACTATGAAAACCAAGAATAAACTTAAAGTTACAATTAATGCCATTGGTAATGGTGCTAGATTGGTGTATTTGGAGAATAACCCACATGGGTTTGTATCAGTAACTAAGGTACACAAAAGTTCAAAACAATATTCACGTAAAAATAAAAACAAAAAAGAATTATGATATTAACAGAACAACAAGAAAAATTTCTTGAGTTTGTCAAAGAACAGCATGGCACTCAAGTGAGAAAATATACAGGAGAACCTTATTGGACTCATCCATTGGCTGTTGCGGAATTAGTAAATAAATATAAATCAGATTCTTTTAGTAATGCTGAAGTATTTGCTATAGAAATATCGTTAGGTTATGATTTATTGGAAGATACTCCTTGCACTATTGAAACTTTAAGAAAAAAATTAAGTGAGATTGGTTATCCCTATTTAAGTACTGAGATGATTGTTTCAGGTATTGGTCATTTAACCGACACCTATACCAAAGAAGCTTATCCTAAACTCAATAGAGGTATAAGAAAAGCTATGGAAATTGAAAGGCTTAGTAGAATCCCTGCTTATTGTCAAACAGTTAAATATGCTGACTTGATTGAGAACCTTTCATCTATTGTTGAGCATGATAAATCTTTTGCAGTTACTTATCTTCAAGAAAAAAAAGAGCTTCTTAAGAATATGAGGGACGGAAATTTTAATCTTTACTTGAAAGCCGTAGAAGTTTATTTGGAAGCTTTAAAAACTCTTGAGGGGGAAAAAGATTTTGATGAAATTCCTTATTGCCTAAAGTAAAACCTTTCACCATTCAACATAAATAAAAATGAACATTTTCTAATAAACATATAGTTAATTTGAGAATAGAAACTATTTTTCTTATATTTATATATAAAGATATATGGAAAATTGTAAAATTTGTTTCAAAGAATTTAAAAACTTAAAGGCACTTTCATCACATTTTAATTCTAAACATAAATTGAGTTCTAATGAATATTATGATGTTTTTCTGTTAAAAGAGGGAGAAGGTAAATGTAAAATTTGTGGAAACCCAACTTCATTTAGAAATCTAAATAAAGGATATTTAGATAATTGTTCAATTGAATGTAGAGATAAAAATGAATCAATTAATAAAGGTTATTGGAAAGGTAAGAAACAAACTGAGGATACAATTAAAAAAAGAATCAAAAATACTAACCAAGTTTTAAAAGAACAAAAAAGAAAAGAAACAACATTAAAAAAATTTAATGTAGATAACCCCTCAAAAAACTCAGAGATTTCTAATAAAATTAGTTTAGCTTTAAAAGGAAGGAAGATTAAAAGAACAAATGAATGGCAAAAAAATATAATAACTGCTAAGAAAAAAAATGGCACAATCAAACATTCACAAGAAACCAAAGAAAAGATTACAAATTCTTTAAACATTTTTTACCAAAAAAATATTGATAGGGTAAAGTATATTACTAATTCATCAAACACCAAACATTTGACTGGTTGGTATAAAAAATTACATTTTAGAAGTTCTTTAGAACTTTCTTTTTTAATTAATAATCAAAATGTTAATTTTGAGAGTTGTGAGAATAAGTTATATGGTATTGTTTATATAATAGATGGTAAATCAAAAATATACTATCCAGATTTTACTGATGGTCAATTTATATATGAAATTAAACCTTATAGTTTGTTAAACTATAAAAATAACAATCTAAAAATTAAGTTAGGGTATGAAAAATATAGTAATAATTTTAAATTGATAACTGAAAAAGAATCTCCATATGTATCAAAAAAAATAATAGAGGAATTAATTAAACTAGAGGTTATTATTTTAAGTAAATCGAGTGAAAATAAATTTAAAAAATATAAATATTAGTTAACCAATTAAAGTTATTTTATGAACATTTTTTTCTTGGACTACGATGTTGTTAAATGTGCAAAGTATCATTGTGATAAACATTGTATCAAACAATTATTGGAATCAGCACAATTATTATGTGGCGCCCACCACGTAACTAATTCCAAACTGGATATCCCTTATAAATTATCACACAAAAATCACCCTTGTTCAATATGGGTTAGAGAATCATTATCTAACTATTTATACCTATGTGAACTTGGATTGGAATTGTGTAAGGAGTATACTTATAGATATGGAAAACGTCATAAGTCCCAGGATGTTATTGAGTGGTGTGTAACAAATTTTGTCAATATTTGTGACAAAGGTTTCACAGAACCACCCAAAGCAATGCCTGATGAATATAAGGTTAAAGACGTTATTCAATCATATAGGAACTATTACATTGGGGCAAAGAAATCTTTTGTTTCTTGGAAAAATCGTGATGTTCCCTATTGGTTTTGCGAAGAAAATCACTTAGAATTGGTATAAAAATAAAACTATGTATATATTCAATAAAATAATAACAGGAATTTGGTTTCTATTATTTCTTCTATTTTTGTTTACATTTAGAAAAAGTAGGAAAGCATGAAAGAAAAATTAACAAAGTTTCAAACTAAGGTTTGGCAAACAATTGAACCCATAATTAAAAAAGAATCTTATCAAGTTAATTTGACATTTGATGACGAATTT